TACACATAAATTCATTTAATCCAGAGATCCACCGTTGGACTGGATCTCTAGTAACAGCAAAAAATGTGTGACCACTCTCAACAAAATATTTTGCAAGGTAATCTGGATCTTTGTCGGTCTTTAATAAATCAAGAGACAAAAAGTTAGGACAATGTAACTTTAGTGCAGAGGACACTGATGTACTTCCACACTTATCAATATGCATATAAACTAATTTACTAGTTTTATGCCAGAAGCAATTAATAAATCCTTCTTTATGGATTTGTCCTTCTAATCCAGATCTTAACTTAAAAGTAAAAGTAGAGCAGTAGTTACCATACTGCTCTACAAGATCATCTACTACTGCTCTTCGCTTCCGCATTTTAAAGTCGCCGTGATTTGCATAGTATATCTATTCTCTTTACCAAGGTTTGCTGCAAGGTGAGTAGTATCTCCAGTCCAATAAAGATAATCACCCTTCTTCCATTTGGTATATGGTTGACGATCCAGTTCAAAATAGTGTCCCGTCTTCCAGTCTTCAAGAAAAATTAGAACTCTACAAATTTTATTGATGTCTGGTTCTCCATAGATCTCTCGGAACCTTGGATAAGTATCCTCATGCTCTGGCATAATTGTGCCTGGGGGCATGTTATAGAGTGACAAAGAAGTCTTATCCATAAAGTACCACTTATCACCAACTGGAATATATTTCTTCCTAAGAACCTTTACGATCTCATGACTCCATTCAGGAACCCCGCGATACTCTTCACGAAGAAGTCCAGTATAATTGACATACAGATGACCAAGATTTTTCCAACGCTCTACAATCTCATCGCTAGGGAACTGTCTGCGTGCAGGGTAATCAATGGATTTAAAATCACCGATTAGTTCTGGGTTAATGCTCTTCATAATCAATCAAACTTGAAGGATCCAAACTTTTCTTTGCGAGAAGACTTCTTCTCATCAAACTCATACTCTTCGTCTTGACCACTGTCAAGGACATCATTCTGTGCAGACTGCTCACAATCATACAGTCTCATTTTAGCACGATCAATACCAACAACAAATCTCTTATTAATAGAAATATCATTGTATCGATTCTTTAACTGCTTCACCATAATCTGCCCGAGTTCTTCCAATTCATCTGTGCTAATAAGGGCAAACATAAGATCAGCAGTAGCAGGGAGACCAAAGGATTCAGAAGTGTCAGTAAGGTCAACATCACTGCTACCATAACCAGAACGAGTGGTCTGCGTGGCAGAAACGATAGGGACGTTTGCTTCAACAGCCAATCCTCTAAGCTCTTCTGCAATTGACTTAATATAAGAATATGAATTGACAGTGCCGCTCTGGCGATACCGAGAGGAAGCACATATATTAAGGTAATCAATGAAAATAATATCAGGTCTAAATGACTTCTTAAGTGCAAGCTCATTAAGAAGTGCCTTAAAGTGTCCACTATGTGCGCCCGCAGTTGGATACTCTTTAATTATAAGAGAACCCTGTGTTTTTTGTGACAACTTTGTGACTTTGCTGTCAAACATCACTTTAGGAAGATCAGCAATCTCCTGTATGGGAACATTGAGGAGGTTTGCATCAATACGTTCAGCAATTTTCTCCTCTGCCATCTCCATTGTAATGTATAAGACGCTATGTCCGTTAAGCAGACAGGCGCTAGCCATATGGCACATGAACAAAGACTTACCGACGCCTGTCCCAGCAAGAGCGACATTAAGACTCTTATTAACAAGACCTCCCTTGGTAATCTTGTTAAAGTATTCCAAGTCGAAGGGGATTTTTTCCTGCTTCTGGTGATAGAAGTCGAATCGCTCATCAGCATTTGCAAAGTAATCGTGACCAATATTATTGTCAAAAGAGACTGCCAATGCTTCACTAAGAATAGATGGGATAGCATCTCGATTCTTCTTCTCATCATTGCCATCAGCAATGTTAATAGAGTCCATCAAAGCAAGATAGATTGCCCTATCACGGCACCACTTCTCAGTAGTATCAAACAACCACTGAAGATCTGCAGGACTATCTTCCAAATTAGTAATAAGAATCTGCAACTCTTTGAGCATACCTTCATTGATATCCTTCCTATTAGAAATCTCAATGAGGAGTGCTTCAACTGTAACCTGAGTATTGTACGTTGTGATGAAGGTAACAATCTCCTCAAACGTAATTTTCTGAGACACCTCTTGGAAGTATTCAGGTTTGATAAAGGGGATTACCTTGCGGGAGTATTCTTCATTATATAAAAGATTCTTTAGAATCGTGTGCTCAATAGACTCCATTACTCACCATAACTAAATTCGGACTTAGCAATAACGTCAAGTTGCTCTAGAACTTCAGAAGTAAAATACTTCTCAGGTTCTTTGTAGATTGCTTTGGCATAGACTTTCTTAGTCTCACCATCTATGGTCATCTCATATCGACCAGCAACGTTCTTCCACATCCCGCCAATCTCACCGAGTTCAAGAAGACCATAATATCGATCAAGACCACGCTCATCATAATAAAGGCGAATTTCCACATCTTTGTTCTCCTTACTTAAACGAGACTTAGCAGTCTTTGCCTTGATGATATTACCTACCACTTCTGTTCCATCCTTCTCCTTCTTTTTGCTGAGATAGATGATAGTGGAAGCAGCATACTTAAGACCAGAACCGCCACCCATTTCCTTTGTGGGGACATAAGCACCGATAACATCATAGGTGTGATTAGTAACAATCATGGGGATGTTTGCCTGACCCAACTTAAGAGTGAGCATACGGAACGCACCTTTGACAAGTTGGGATTTGGTCATATCCCGAACTTGCTTATCATTGAGAGCGTCTGTAATCTCCTTCTCGGTGGATAGCATTCCAAGAGAGTCTAGCACAAACATGCAGGGTTTGCGATCCTCTACAGGCGCTTTGAGGTACATATCTACTGCACGGAGTGCTTTACTTCGGAACTCTTCGATAGTTACAACGTTGACCACAACAACTCGGTTTAGATCAACTCCGCGACTAGCGAGTAGTCCCTTGTTAACAGCAGCCTCAGTATCAAAGTAGAGACAATAACCATCGGGGTTAGAATCCAGAAAATTCTTAACCACAGCGAGAGAAAAGAAAGTCTTTCCAGTAGAAGACTCTCCAGCAATAGCAGTAATCTTGTTCCCAGATACACCACCAAATACACTACCTGATACGAGTGCGTTAAAAATGTGCGAACCTGTGTCAACATACTGCTCAGTCTCGTCAATATCTGCAGCGAGCTGAGTGTAGTCATCGCCAATCTCTTTTACAATATCTTTTAAAAAATCCATTAGATCACAAATCCAAACTTTTCACGAGCAATTCTTTTATAAGGTCCGCCAGGGTTCTCCTCACGAATCTCCTTGATGATCTTCAACTTTTGATAGAGAGAGGTATCTCCACCCAAACGAAGCGCACCTACGATAGTAGCGAGCTCTGCATCATTAATAGGAAGTTCCATTATCCAAAAAATAGTTCAAGGTTTACAGTCTTCTCAACATTCCATCCGATGGCGTCGAGAATAGTTTTTACGGGTTCAACAAAACTCTTGTCAAATTGTAGGTTGTAGTCAATATATTTGTCAAGGTTAAGTTCCTTAGGAAATTCTTGAATGAATGAGATAACATTCTCTCTCAGTGGGTTTGGTTCCTTCAAATAGCAGAACTTAATCTTCTCTCCGTTATTGATGAGTGAGTATTTATTAGTCAGTTTTTTGTCCTTTACATGATGATTGAATAGAAGAGCACCCCTGACATGGATAGGTGTTCCCTTTGTATAGATAGAAGTTCTACACTCATACTTCTTGACATTCGATACGGATCTTGGGAATGAGATCTGTTCGGGAGGGAGTTGCTTGAACTCTTGCCTACTCTTATCAATAAATTCAATCACGTCCTCCTCAGTACCAGTCATCATAAGTTTTAGAGCACCCTTAATCATTGCCCGACAAGGTGCAGGAGTTGATGACTTAACTGCCTCAATACCCATGATCTTCAGTTTAGGTTCAGCATAAGCAACACCCTCGCTGTTCCAGACATTCAAGATATATCGCTTCTTAGCTGTCCAAATACCACGGTCAGCAATGTTCTCACGCTTCATGAACATCTTCTGATCATAAGCGTTGACATATTCTGCCAAATCTTTGTAACTCTTATCAATAAATGGTTCGATCTGATCTTGACATGCTTTGTCAAGGAACTCAACTACTTTTGCTTTATCGTCAGTTCCTTCAGGAAATACGCGATCAACAAGTGGACCAAGATGTAGGTAGATAGAGTCAGTATCAGAAGCAATAACATAGTCCTTGCCTTCTGTCTTTAGAATCCTATTTAGATAGGCATTCATTCTGTTCTCAATCCAACGGATGGAGACTTGTCCAGATAGGGTGATTGCTTCGGCGTTAGCAAGTTTATAGTAACGAAAATATTGATTGCCAATAGCACCATAGGCAGAGTTAAGGGCGATCTTCTTAGCCATCTGAATATTGTTACAACGTGCAATTTCCTTCTCCAATTCTTTAGTAGGTGTCTTCTCATATGCTTGCTTCGCTTTGAGCATCTTCTTCTTGAAGATCACTCGCTCGCTATACATCTTATCCATGAGTTCTGGCAAGAACCCACGGGTATTCTTGCGGTACATGGATCCGTTAGCACAGACCGCACTATCTTTGCAATCCTCAAAGTCTATCTCTTCATTAAGAATTCGATCAACTGTTGCTGATGGATGCCTGGTATCCTGAAGCGTCTCTGGCGAGATGTTGTACTGCATAATAAGGTGAGGGTACAGACTATTAAGGTCAAAAGACACAACCCAATCATACTTTCCTGGAATCGGTTCCTTGACATAAGCACCTGCGTACTTTTCGTTTTTATCGGATTTTTCCTTGGGAGGAATGACAATCCCCATTCCCTTCAAATAGTTATAAATGATTGTGTCCCACATCCTCACTTGATAGAACACATCTTCATAATTGACCTTAGCATCATATGCCATAGTCAACGCAAGTTCAATCAACTTCATCTTGTCTTCCAATCGGTCAACAAGTTCCACGTCAATGATGTTGTATTCTACAAACTTCTGCCAACCGTTGGTGTAGAAATCCTTGAAGGTATCAAATTCTGAGTGGTCTAGCTTCTGCTGACCCAACTCTACATTTGCAATATGATCCAGTCGATAAGACTCTTGGTTAGTATAAGTAAACTTCTTATAGAGATCTAGATAATCTAACTGAGAGACTCCACCAATGTCATAAGACATTTGCTTCCTACCTTGAATGTAGACTTCTTGCTCAGTCACAAGACCCCATGGAGAGAGTCTCTTCATCAACTTCTCTCCAAGGATTCGATCAATGCGGCGAACTAGATATGGAATATCATACAGTTTACTATTCCATCCAGTGACAACTTCGGGGGTGTTGTCAATCCACCAACTGATGAAGTCATGAAGAAGATCTTCTTCATTGTTGAACTGCTTGTAATAATGATTCCCTTGCTTCAATTTGAATGGACCCTGACCCCAAGTGATGATTTCCTTGGTCGCATAATCCTGAAGGGTGATAAGGAGAACTTCCTCGGCAGCAGACTCTACATCTGGGAATCCATTCTCAGAAGCGACCTCAATGTCAATGGTAGATAGCATGATCTTACCAATGTCAAACTTGATCT